AAGACCATCGGCACGGCTGCGGAGGTGGCGCGATGAGCACCGACACCATGCGCGGCACCACCGTGATCCGCGACGACCGCCGCACCGTCACGCAGCTGCTGGCCGCCGCCGAAAAGGACACCGACCCAGTGAGCGTGTTTATGGCCGGCCGCACGGTGGCCGACACCGAGGCCGCGATCTTCGTCGTGAAGGGCCCGGAGCGCATCGCATACCTCAAGGCCTTGTGCGAGCGCCAGGGGCTTCTGACCGACAAGCCCGTGACCGGCCCGGCCTGCAACCTGAACCGCCCATGGGAGGAACCGAAGTGAGCACATGGCACGAGCGCTACCACGCCCACAACGCGATGCTGGCGGCGCTGGAAGCCGGCACCGCGACACCCGACCAGCAGCGCGCCGCGTTCGCGCACCTGAAGGCCGTCAAGCGCCAGCACAACAAGGACCTGCGCGATGCCGAACGCGACTCGCGCGACGCCTACCGCGAGGGCCGCTGGGATGTCGGCGCCGAGGCTCGCGGCGAACCTTACGGGACGTACTGATGACCACCCTACGCACCCAACTGCAGGTAGCGCGCCTGGCGCACATCAAGAACCGCCTGCGCGTGGCGATGGCCGAGCGGAAGCGCGCGGCAGAAGAAGCCGACCTCCCGGTGTGCGCCGGCTGCGGCAAGCGCCATGCGGCCGGGCCCGGTCTTGCGCGGCTGATCCACCTGATCGGCGGCGACGACGAGCCGGCCGAGCAGGTGCCTGCCGGGCCGCATTTGAACTGATCCACCACCACCCCAAGGAGCCCGACCAATGTTCCAGATCCCCAAGTTCACCCAGGCGCGCGTCGCCAGCATCACCAACCGCGTCGAGAAGCACGGCGACGACGAAAAGCCCGCCGTGTCGCTGTCGCTGGAGATCGAGGCCGAGAACACCATCCTCGACCAGATCGACCCGAAGATCCGCGAGGCGCTGTTCAAGCCGAAGCCGGACGAGGAGCCCGAGTTGCCGGGCGTCGAACAGAGCACGCCCGTCCTGCGCTGCAACAGCATCGACCGCGTGACGCTGCCGACCAAGCACGAAGGCTGGACGCTGGGGATCGACGCAGGTATCGGTGGCGATGCCGAGCCGATGAAGTTCGGCTCCGTCAAGGCCGACAAATTCAGCGTGGAGCCAAAGCAAGGCGGCAGCATCGTGCTGCGGCTGCGCGTCGGCACCAGCGACGTTGATGCCGAGCGCCTGGGATGGCTCGGCATGCACAACGGCGAGGACATCTGGATCACGTTGTTGCCGCCAGAGCCCAAGCCCGAGGCCATCGACGGCACCGTCGGCCACCCGGGCGCGCAGCCGGGGTCCGACGCGGGCGAGCTGTTTGCGGCCGAGCACGGCGGGCCGGATGATGAGCCGAGCGAGGGCGGCGACCCTGATGCCAGCGGCCAAGCGTCGAAGGATGCGCTCGATGCCAGCGGGCACAACCCGTTTGGCGGCGGTGGTGGACCGGTTTCGGGTACTGTCGGTGGCCCAGCAACCACCACCTCCACCCGCACCGCCCGAGGCCGCGAGGCCACGCGGAAGGCGCTCGCCGAAGGTGCCGCGGCGCATGCGGCTGCGGGGGCAGCGTGAGCCCCTGGCCGGCGTTCTTCGTGGGTGTGCTCGTGGGCGTCATCGCGGCCTGCGTGCTGTTCTTGTCGATGGCCCGCTGGCTCGACAACAGGGAGCGTGAGCACCATGAATGACACCACCAAGCCGGCGCTGCCGGAGCCCGATGGATACGCGACCGAAGTTGGCCCGGACGGCGCAGCCTACGACGAAGCGTTCTGGTACGAAGAAACCGTACACGCCTACGCCGACCAATGCACAGCAGCTGCCCAGGCGCGGATAGCGGAGTTGGATGGCCTGCTGAGTTGCGCCGCAGAATGGATTCGATCTTCGGACCACGGCGACAACTGCTTCGTCTCCGATCACTACGAAGGCGACCCAGGCAACCGCTGCAACTGCGGCAAGGACAGCCTGCTCAACCACCTCGAAAGTCTTGACGCAGCCATCGCGTCCACCAGCGGGGCAGAGCCGACTGCACTGGAGGATACGCCGTGCCCCGGCTGCAATGGGCCTAGGTCGGCGGGCCCCTGCTGCGAGGATTGCAGTTGGCAGGACAAGCCGCGCGCCGCATCCCCGCCTGTTGTGCAGCCCGAGGCGGTGGCGCACTGCGCCCTGACGGCATCTGGAAAGATCGCGCACTTCGACGGTAAGCCGATGGTGATGGTCGGCCCTGTAGGCAATGAGCATCACCCGGTGCCGTTGTTCGCCTCCCCTCCATCCGCAGAGCTGAAGACGCTGAGCGATGAGGAAATCAAACAGATCGGGCGCGAGTCTGTCGCTCGCTGGATCGAAATCGAAGCTGGAACGCAACTGCACGACTTCGCCCGCGCCATCGAGCGCGCCCTGGCCGAGAAGAATGGAGCCTCCAATGATTCCTGATCTCAAAGGGTTCTTTATCGCGCTGATCGTGGTCGGCGGCATCGTAGGCGCGGCACTGGCCTACGGCATCCCGTGGCTGTGGTCGCTGATCAAGCCGCTGATTCACGCACTGACCGCGTAGGAGCCCCCAATGCCTGACACCCCCAACATCAAAGAGCTGGTGGAGCGGTTGCGCACTCGCCCGACTGGCGACCCGTATCTGCACATGATGGTGCACGAAGCCGCCGACGCCCTCGACGCCCAGGCCGCCGAGCTTGCCGAACTGCGCGAGCAGCTACAGGCAGCACGCGATGAGTTGCGTTACGTTTACACCCATTCCAGAACCTTGAGGGCTCAGGAAGAACACGACGCGCTGAAGGCAGAGCTTGCGCGCGTCAGGGCAGAGCGGGTGCCGGCCCTGGAGTTCGCCGAGTACATGGCGAAGGGCGCAGAGCAGTTGCTCGAAGCTCTAAACGCAGAGGACGCCGCTCGCATTCACATTGACGATGGCGACTTCGACAACGATGAAGAACGCAGCCTGAAAGACGATCTTGAAAGGCGCATCGAAACGCGCTGTGAGTTCGTCACTGGCCTGCGTTCAGACATCTACGAGTTCCGCAAGCGCGTCCCTGCCCCACCACCCCCAGCACAGCCGGCGCCACCGGCAGCGGATGCGCGTTATCGGCAGGCGCTTGTGTGGGCGCTCGGCGCTGGCGATGACTTCAGGCTGCGCGGGGATACGGACGGCCCTTACTGGTGGCGCCGAGAACTTGCGCAGCGCGCCGGGCTTGAGTGGGACGGCGAAAAGTTCATCGACGCCGCAGCCGGCAAGGGGGATGCGTCGTGAGCCCGAAGATGCAGGTTGCCATGCAGATCGTCAGCCGCCACCTTGACGCAATCCAGCGCGAGGTGTTCGTGAAGGACGCCGGAATGCGGCTGACATTCATTGCGCGCGACCCGAGCAACCCGGAGGCAGACTTTCTGATGTCCGAGGACGACTTGAGCGAGGTGGCCGAGGTGCTGATCCGCAGCAGCCGGCGTGAAGACGCCAGGTTGCCGCCACCCGCCGTCCCGGCGCAGGAGGGGTGAGGATGGCCGACCATCACGGAACGCCAACGCACCCGAAGGCCAGGAAGGAGCACCGATGCATCTACTGCGGTGGGCCGATCTTGGCTGGCGAGCAATACGTGCAGCAAGAAGGCTTCTATGACGGAGAGCCCTACCGCAACCGCTACCACGCTGAGTGCTACGACACTTGCGCGGATGAGTGCAGACACTACAACGAATGGGAGTTCTCGCCTTACAACGGGGAGTATCCGGAGCGCGTGAAGGCAATCGTCGAAGCGCGTCGTCAGCCTCCCGCCACACCACAGGAGAAGCAGGGATGAGCCGCAGACACATGCACCAGCCGATGCGCGTGCAGAGCCATAGTCATATCGGCATGCTCGCTTTCGTCGAAATACACCGCCGAGTGCTGGGCGGAAAGTTCGGGCGCATTCCTGACCCGCTGTCTGACGACGCCTTTTCGATGGGCGGCTACTGCATCGACGCGCATGAAACGCTGCCCGCAGGGTCTACCGAGTTTCACTCGTTTGGCCCTGGCGCCGATGAGTGGATAGCCAGCCCGACAACCGTGGCCAGGGACGAATGATGGCCTCGCGCAGAAGCCGCAACCGCAGGGACAAGCGCGCCGAGGCCGAAGAGATGCAGCGCACCGGCTGGCCGGTCAACGAATGCGCCGACAACGATTCGCCGTGGCTGGTGTGCAAGCCATGCAACGCTGCCGGCCAGTGCCAACGCATGGCAGAGGCGCGCACCAAGCTCGCGCGGAAGCCATAGCATGCTGACAGCCGCAGCCGCCGCGACATTGCTGGGCCTGAGCGCCCGCAAGGTCTACGCCATGGCGGCTGAGGGTATCCTGCCGTGCTACCGTTTCGGCTCAGCCGTCCGTTTCGACCCCGCAGACCTGGAGGCGTACAGGGCATCATGCCGATCTACAGGCACAAGCCATCCGGCTGCTGGATGTTCGAATTCTCCCGCCGCGTTGATGGCCGGCGTGTTCGAAAGCGCCAGCTTCTCCCGGCAGGGTGGACGCGCGCCCAAGCCGACGCCTACGACCGCGCGCAAAGCGCGGCCCTGTACGCGGTCGCGTCCGGCACCTCACGGCCCCGCCATCGTATCGACGAGGCTGTCACTCGTTACACCCGCGAGCGAGCCCCCGCGCTGAAGCACGGCGAGAACGTGAAGCGGGAACTCGAAGGCATGCGCGACTGGTGGGCCGGCCGCGCCATCGATGACCTGGCCGTCGTGTGCCAGGAGTACGCCGAGGATCAGCATGGCGCGCTGGCGCCGGCCACCATCAAGAACCGCATTGCCTACCTGCGCGCGGCCTGCCGTTACGCATGGAAGCGGCACGGCATGGCCGAGTCAGACCCCGGCGCCCGCGTGCAGTCGCCGACCGTGCGCAACGCCCGCGACATCGTGGTCAGCCGGGCGGACATGCTCACGATAGCCCGCGCGTGCCAGCACAGGCCCACCAGGGCGCTTATCCGGGTGCTCTGGTACTCAGGACTTCGGCTAGGCGAAGCGCGCATCGCTGTGCGCGTTCCTGGAGCCTTCGTGATCCCGGCCGTGGACTCGAAGAACGACTCGCCGCGCATCGTGCCGGTGCACGCGCGCATCCGGTCGGCGGCAGCGCTGCCGATGCCCGACCGCGGGACGCTGTACTACTGGTGGGAGAAGGCGCGCGACGCGGCCGGCTTCGGGCATGTGCACCTGCACGATCTGCGGCACGCCGCTGCAACCGAGATGGTCAGTGCCGGGATCGACCTCGGCACGGTGGCCGCCGTGCTGGGACACAAGACCATGCAGACCACGAAGCGATACAGCCATCACGCGGTGTCGCGCCTGGCCGAAGCCGTGGGGACGATTGGGAAACGCAGGGGCTAAACGGATCGGCGATGTCCAAGAATTCACCCAACGGCCTGCGCCACATACCCCTCGACAGGACACCGATTTTCATAGGTGGAGGCGCGACCCGGAGTCGAACCGGGCTGAACGGATTTGCAATCCCTCGGTGCGCTCTAGGCAGACGGCGCGCACCTATGGGAGAAGTCGCGCATGCAGCGCCCTGGACGCCTGAAATGCCCCCAGTTGTCCAATTTATTACCCAACGCCGCGGCAATGTCATGACGACATGCTAGCCGCGCCACAAAGGAGATCCCCATGAAACAACCCTGGCACAAGCCCGATCGCCACTGGTGGCTGTGGTGCGTGGTATTCGTCGCCCTGCTGGCGCTGGGCGCTTGGTTCTGGCCTTGATGACTGCGAGAATCGACCATGGCAACGCACATCGACACCTTCGACAGCAGCTCGGCGATGCCGGACGCGTGGAGCAACGACGCGCCGCTGAAGATCAAAGACATGCCGTTAGGCGTGACCTTGGTCTTCGTGCCGCCGTTTCCGAAGCGCGCACGGAAGCTCCGCGTGGAGCCCGTAAACCCGCCCGCCGATACCCTGCCATCACCGCCGGCCCGATCGCGGCGCCTGCGTTGATCTGGTGGCGCTGTAGCGGGAGAATGAGCCGATGAGCAAGCCCGATCCGACGATCACATTCCCGACACCCTCGACCGACTGGGGCACAGTCACCCATTGCTGGATGCCGAACCCGGCCTGGCGCTGGTGGGCGTTCTGGCGCCCGCGGGCCATCGTGATCGACATGCCTCCGACACGCATCGAAGGCAAGCTGTTCGGCCCAGGTGACACGGTGCTGCCACAGCAGATCACCATTCACGAAGCATGAAAGCCGGCCCTACGCCGGCCGGCGCACGAACATAGGCTCTATCGTCGCGTGACTCTTGGCCGCGTACAACTCGGCCCGGGTCTTGTCGGGTGCCAGGCGGGCCTCGAAGCCGTCGGCATGCGTCACCAGATAGCCGACCAGCACCAGCACCGTGCCGGTGTGCGGCTCGGCCCCAGACTGCAAGCCGGTGGCGGTGTCGATCGGAATCACGCCAGCCCCAGCGCAGCCCGAGCTGCGGCGTGATTCGGCCCCCAGGTGGCTGGCTTCTGCTTGCCCGGCCGCCACACCCTCAAGTACAACTCCCACGCGGCCCCAGGGTCGCGCACTGACGGCAGCGACTTCGGATCGGTCCACAGCAGCAGCCGGCCGGCGGCGAACGCAAGCGTGTCGTCATACTGGATGGCCTGCCACAGCGCGCCGGGCATGGGCTTGATCTTGCAGACCCGGCACACCCAGCGCATCAGATCGCGGCTGTCCTCGTGGTTCAGCACGCCAGTGCAGCCGCCGCCCTTCTCGAACTGCAGCAGCCCAGCAGCAGGCCCGGTGGGCTTCGGCGGGCTGCCGACGAGTTGCCGGCGGTGCAGCAGGCGGGATTCCTGAAGGCCGATCGCCAGCAGCATCACGCGGGCGCGGTCGCTGTCCATGCCGCGCGGCAGCAGGTCGAGCGCTGGGCTCAGGACTGCGCCGACGAAGCCGGGCTGGATCACTTGCGCGTCACCTTGATAGAGCAGTCGCCGCCGGTCTCGACGGTCCCAGCAGGCGCATCGGCGCCGACCTGCAGCAACACGGTTCGCACGGTGGCGGTGAACGTGGACACCAGCGTGCACATGACGCTGGTGCCGCCAGGTGGCGCGGCCAGATCCGGCGGCGCGGGCTGCGTGGGCACGGTTGAGCAGCCGGCCAGGAGCGCGGCGGCGATGAGCGACAGCAGCCTCATATCCCAACTCCCATGCCGCGCCGGTCATGATGCGTCGCGCGGCGCGACCGGCGAATGATCTTCACCGCCGTCCCTATGCCATAGATGCACAGCCCGATCTGGGCCATCAGAATCTCGGGCGGTGTGTACGGGTGCGCGATCTTCTCGGGGATGCGCAGGATGCACGCGATGGCCACCACCGACAGGCCGACGCATTGCATCAGGCTGTCGTCGAAGTGCTTTGAGAACACGCCCCAGGTCGCAAGGCCGCCCGTGACGATCAGGCAGACCAGCGACAGGATGCCCAGCGGGTAGTCCATCATGGCAGCCACCTCGACATCAGTTTGTCCAGCACCTTCGCCGGGTCGATCAGCTGCAGGACCTCGAAGCACTTGGCGGCCACAGCCATGCCGAACAGGCCGATCAGGAACCCGGTCAACCCCGCGTCGGTGCCCATCATGCCGGCCAGATACCCGGTGCCGTAGTAGCTCGCGCCAGCACCGCCAATCAGGGCAGTGATCCGCTGCGGCCATGTGCCCTTGATCCAGCCGAGCGCCACAAGCGCGCCGACCGTGCCGGGGATGACCTTCAGCACCTCTGGGTGCATTTGATTTGGCTCGGTCACGGTGCGGCTCCTGTCATCGCTTCGTGGTCGGGAATTCGGTTTCGCTGCGAGCGGCATCGATGACGCGCAGTTCCTCGCGCAGCGCGGCCTTGCGCTCCTCGATCTGTTCGAGCGCGGCCTTCGCCTCTTGCGTCGGCTGCTGGCCATCCGCCAGCGCCACCAGCAGTTCGGACATCGGGCGGATCGAACGCGCATCCTCCACGGCCAGCGCCTGCGCAATGGCGGCGGTCTGCGCGAGCTTCAGCGCGGCCAGCGTCGGCTGCGACACCCAGCGCCGCGCCTCTTTGTCCCAGGCCCAGGTGCGCAGCTCATCGTCGGCCGGCGCCGGGGGCTGGTAGTCCACTACCTGCTGGGCCTTGCCGTCCCAGCGGGCCGACAGCGGATCGTGCCGGCCCTCCACGGCCGTGCAGCCTTCCGGGGTGTTCAGCGCCAGGAACTCCTCGCTGCCGGCGTAGATGCGGCCGATGAACAGGCCTTGCGCGTCGGCGAAGCTCCAGGCTGAGATGCGCCATGCGGGGGCCGCCAGGACCGGCGGGCGCGCGATGCCCAGATCGGCGCTCATGCCTTCAGCTCAATGGCCGTTACCTCGCCAGAGAACGCGAGCGCCGTGATGTTGGAAGCGTAGCCGGTGGCGTCTTCGCAACCAACAGACAAAATTCTCAAGCGGACCTTATACGAAGTTGCAGCCACTGCGTCGAAGACCAGCGACACGTTGAGCGCTATCTGTGTGGTTGAATTGCCGAGCGGCGTGTACGGGTGGGCATAGATGTCGGCCGCCGCTTGCCCAGATTCATCGACCACAACGCCATCTGACGTTCTGACCAACTGCAGCGTGTAGACAATCGCATGCCACCTGGCCGCGGTGGTGTTGGTGCCTACAACGCATTTGCCGGTCACGCAGCCCTGAACTCTGCCGTTGGCCGTCGTGCTCAGGGTTGGCCCGTCGATGTTGTATGGCCCTACGCTTAATGTGGCAGCGCCGCTGTACAAGATCGATGATGTGTAGTCCGTCCGGGCCTTTGCTGAAGCGGCGTCTATCGCCAGCTGCGGCGTGTCCACCGAGCGGGAAAGAATGTCGTCTTCGCGCGGCGCGTGCCCGGTCAGCACCGTGCCGGGCTGGAACTGCGCGGCGTCGATGTCCATCGTAGCCGTCGTCACCGAGCCGTTGTCTGCCATCCAGAAGTAGGCGCGGGCGTAGGCGGCGGTGGCCGGGGCATCAGCGCTGAGCGAAACTCTCGTGAGCGTCGCGCCAGGCGTGAACACGGCCGATGTGCCGCTGATGAATGAAACGCTGGCGTCATACCAGTCGATGTACAGGCGCAGCTTCGGCGTGCCGGCAGAGATTGCGCACCACACCGACAGAATGTAGGGCTGCCCGCCGGAAACCACGGCGGCTTGGTACACACCAATGCGGTCGCCGGTTCCAGTGCCGAGCCCGCTGCCGCTGAAGCGTTGCCTGTAGGTGCCGTGGATCGCGCCGCCGCTGATTTGCGAGTAGGTGACGGTGCCCGTAGTGCCGGCACTGTAGGCCGTCCAGTTGTCGGCCAGGCCGTCGGCGTCGATGTCGGCCTCGAAGCTGCTGTTGCGCAGCAGGTTCCCGCCGGCATCCAGTTCGTCGGGGCCGATGACTGCCCCGCTGTTGCTGTAGGTCGGGCCCGTCGCCACGCTGGTGCTGTACACCGCCGGGTCATACTCGGCCAGGCCCAGCCGCCAGCGCCCAGGGCTCACCTGCACGGGCGCGTCGGCGATGCGGAACAGCTTGCTGACCAGGCCCACCGGGTGGCTCACGGTCACCACGTCGCCGATCTCGTGCTGGATGCCGATGTCGAACACCTCGATGGTGGTCTGCAGGTCGCTCAGGTACAGCTTGTTCAGCCGCTCGGTGGCCTCGCGCAGCGCCTGGCTGTAGCGCTGGATGCCCGGCAGCCGCACGGTGCTCTGCCGCCACGGCAGCGTGGTCCCGGCGCCGCTGCGCTCGGCGATGGCGCTGCCGTCGCGCCAGGGGATCCCCGTGGTGTCGGTGTAGACCACCTCCACCGCCGTGGGGCTGTTGCCCAGGTCGCGCAGCTGCAGCGCATCGATGGCGGCGATCTGCCCGCTGGCGTGCGCATAGGTGGCCACGCTGGATGCGGTGGCGTCGGGCAGCAGCTTGACGCCACCCGACGTTGGCACCAGCCACACGCCCGCATACGCGCGCAGCGCCTCGGCCATGTCGGGCGCAGCCACCGCCTGCAGAAAGGTCGCGCCGATCTTGCGGTGCGTTTCGCTCGGGCTGCCTATGCTGGCATCGTTGGCATTTGCCGCCGTGATGACGCTACTCCACAGCACCGTCAGGCCGCAGCCGTAGGTGCTGCTGTAGAGCCAGTCTGCCAGGGCCAAGCTTGGATTGGTGCTGTAGGCCCAGGTACTGGGCGTGGCCAGTCGATGGCTTCCGCTGCCGCCGTTGGTGCTGTCCAGCCGCGGGTCGTACAGCTTTCGGCCCTGCACGCGCGCGCTGAAATTCAGTTGGCCGTCGAAGTCGCGGATCTTGACGGCGAACACCGTGTACGCAAAGCCGGTCAGCGCGTCGGTGTAGGTGATGCTCTGCGCCGAGAATGCCGCCACCAGTGTGGAATCGGCCGTCACCTGGCTGCCGGTGTACGTGGTGGTGCTTGCTGTTCCGGGCAGCGTCTGGTCATTCCAGCGGAAGGTGTCCACCTGGTTGCAGGCATGCCCCCACAGCACCTGCACAAGCAGCAGCGTCGGGTCAGTTGCATGCACCAGCGCGTTCAGCACCCGGCCCTGCACGCGGTCTTCACCGTAGGTCAACGGCACCAGATCACGCGCTCCGGCCAACTGCAGCGCGCGCGGGCTGGCCGCGGCATTGATGGACGCCGCCGCGGGGATGGTCAGACCGGCATACTTCAGAGCCACGGCCTAGACCTCCTCAAGCCGGACCTGAATGCGCCAGCCCCAGGCCGTCCACGTAGGCTGAGGCGGGCCGACGAAGCGCACCGTGTAGCTCGATCCGGTGCCCGGCCAGGTGTAGGTAACGTCCAGGTCCTTGTTCGTCGTGTAGAAGCTGTCCAGCGTGGTCTTCTGCGCGCCGGTCAAGTCATGCACAAGGGAGAAGCTGGCCTTCTCGGCGCTGAACAGGCGACGCACCTTCAGCGCCCCGTTGGTGGCTCGGCGCGGGTCGTGGCCGCTGGCCACCGTCATGCGCGACACCTCGTTGGTGTTGAGCGTGGGATATGCAGCCATTCAGCGCCCCAGCCTGTAGTCGATCCCGTTGATCTTGAGCACGCTGCCGGCGGCCATGACCTGCGTGAAGTTGGCAGCCTGGTTGACGTAGGTGCGCGGGCTGGCCGTGAATTCGCACTTGTGGCGCAGCGCGATGCGCACTTCGTCGGCCAAAATCTGCGCGCTCGCACCCACCGCAGATGCCAGCCATTGCACGTCGCCCGACGCGGTGGCGGCTGCGTCATAGCCGTAGATGGTGATGGCTCGATCTTGGATGCCCTCGCTGAGCACCAGGCCGCCAATCACGTCATCCTGATTCCCAATGATCAGCGTGCCACTGACGCGCAGCGCCTCGACCTCCAGACCTTCGACGCGCACGTCATAGCCGGTCCATGTCTGGCTGCTCCATGACACGGTGGCCATCGAAGACCAGCGGCGCACGGTCCCGAAGTCGATCTGCACCAGCACGGCCGGGCGCGTGACGGCAGCACCGGCGGCGGTGGTGTGGGGGCCCGACAGGGTGCGCATTCAGGTGGACTCCCACGCCTGAGACCCGCCGTTGACTTCGGGCCTGCGCGGCGCCGCGCTGGTCTGCGTGCTGCTGCCGCCGGCCACTACGCCGGTCAGTTCCTTGACGGCGTTGTAGACCAGCTCGGTCCAGTAGCTGACGTTGTTGATGGCCATGATCTGCTGCTCGCCCTGCCCGCCTGGCCCGAACAGCGCCGCGGCTGCGCCGGTGCTGGGCGACTGGCCAGCCACGCCCGACAGCGTGCCGCCAATCTCGGCGATGTAGTCGGCCACCTGGGTGAAGCCGGCCGCCATGTCCAGAAGCGCCGCCAGTTGTTCTTGGCCGCGCTGGGTGCTCACGTCCAGGCCGTCGACCAGCTTGCGGAAGTCGTCGCGGCTGTTCACGTCCTGCGTGATGCCCACCGCTTCCAATGCCTGCTTGATCTCGGCGGCCTTGATGCCGGCGATCTCGTCGCGGTTGTAGTACTCCTGGACGAAGGCCAGCGCCTTCTGGCCCAGCGCATCCATTCCGCCGGCCATGGCGATGAAGCCTTCGCGCGCGTCGACCGACAGCCCGGCCACGCGCTGGAACACGCCGCCCAGGTCGGCCAGCGTGTCGCTGAAGGTCTGGAGCCCGGCCAGGCGCTGCAGGGTGTCGCCAACGCTTTCGCCGACCTTCTGGAACTGCTTCAGCGCCGGGGCGTAGGCACTGGCCAGCGTCTCGGCGTACTTGCCGACGAAGCGCTCGATCTCGGCCGCGGTTTCCTCGGCGCTTTGGCCCTTGGTGCTGAACTTGATCTTCTGCGTGATTCCTTCGATGGCCTTGACCGGCAGGCCCAGCGCGTCGGCGTATGCCTTGACCGACTCGCGCGCCGCCAGTGCGCCGGCATCGAACACGGCATCCAGTTCGGTGGACAGCGCCTTCTTGGTGCTGCTGTCGCTGCCGATGATCCGGCTGTAGTTCTCGAAGCTCTGCCCCGAGAAGCCGCTGCCGCTGAAGGTGCCGGTGATGCCGGCGTCGTCCAGCTTCTTGCTGAAGAGCTTCTTGCCGAGCTGGTACAGGCCGTAGGCCGCGGCGGCGTAGGGCGCGATGGCCCCCAGCCCAAGCCCCAGCCCGCCCGCGATCGAGCCGCCTTGCATCAGCGCGCCGGCCGCGCCCATCGTCGTGCCCAAGCCGGTGCCGGTAAGCGTGGACATCGCGCCCGTGGCGGCGAAGTCGCCGAAGGCACCAACGCCGCCGAGCGCAGAGCCGATGCCGCTCATCAGGCCGCCAGCGCCACCAGTTGAGGCCGCGGCAGGCCCGGAGATGAGCGACGCCACGCCGGTCGCTGCAGGCATCAGGATCGGACGCAGCACCAGCGTGCGGAACAGGTCGCGCAGGTAGTCGGCCACGTTCCTGCCGCCGTTCATCAGGGCGTCGGTGAAGCTCTGCCCCATCTGGTCGACGCCCTTCTGCCATTCGGCCTGAATGTCGGCCTGCGCCTTCTTGGCGGCCTCAACCTCCGCCTTGTACCTGTCGTTGGCCGCCTGCTCGGCCTCGTCATAGCGCCGCTTCTCCTGCAGGTCGCGCTGCGACATCCAGTCCTGCTCAGCCTTGATGCGCGCCTGCGTGGCCTTCTCGGCCTCGGCCTCGGCTTCGTCCTGGCGCTTCAGCTCGCCCAGGCCGCGCCGGCTGATGCGCTCCTTCTCGGCGTCGGCGAGCTTCTTGGCTTCGGCTGCGGCTTTCTTCAGCAGCGCGGCGCGTTCGTCGGTGGCATTGTTCGAGGCGTCGAAGGCGCGCTTCGTTTCCTCGATCGCACGCTTGAATCGCGGCTCGTCAAGATCGGCCGCGTTGCGCGTCAGCTCGGACAGCGCGCGCGCCGACAGAATCTTCTTCTGGAAAGCGTCCAGCCGCTCGCGGTCGGCCTGCGCCTCGGCGCGCGCGTCGGCGTATACCTTCGCCTCGCCGGCAAGGTCGAAAGTGGCCAGCGCCTTAGCCTGGCCGGCAAGCATCTTCACCTCTCGGACAATGCCGCGGAAGACGAAGGCCACATCCGATCCCAGCACCACCAGCGCCTCAAGGCCGACAGATAGCGCTTGACCAACGCCGGCGAAGGCGCCGGCGTTCTTGTTGGCTTCGGCCAGCTCCTTCGACAACTGCGCCAGCGCCGGCATCAGTTCCCCGGCGATGCCGAGCGCCGCGCCGCGCGCACCCTCGCGCACCAGGTCCATGTTGTCGTTGAACGATTCGGCAGCCGCGCCGAACTCGGCATCGATGGACAGGCCCAGGTCGCGCGCGGCCTTGTCCATCTCGTCGAGCCCCTTGCGGCCGGCGTTCAGCAGCGGGATCATGTTCGCGCCGATGCGCTCGCCGAACACGCCGGCAGCAGCGGCGCTCTTGTCGATGCCCTCGGGCATCTTCTGGAAGCGGTCAGCAAGCTGAGCCAGGGCATCGCGCGAGTCCCGCGTCGTGATGCCCAGCGCCGCCAGCGTCTTGTTGCCGTTGACCAACTCGACGCTGAGCTTGCTCATCGCCTTCTGCATGACCTCTGGGCCACCGGCGCCGGACTGCTCGAAGGCCAGCTGCAGGCCCGCCACCTTGTCGGTGGTGACGCCGATCTTCTGCGCCATCTTGTTGGCCTCGTCGGCTGCGTCGACGGCGCCCTTGATCCAGCCGGTGAAGGCGGCACCGGACAGGCCAATGCCGAGCAGCCCCAGCGCCTTGCCAGCGGTGCTGAAGGCGCCTTGCATGCTCGCGGCGGCCTCGCCGACGATGCCCTTCGCCTGCTGCATGTCCTGACGCAGCCGCGCCAGGTCGGCAAGCATCTGGATCTCGATCGCGCCCAATACGACCATCGTCAGTGCCCCTTGTTGTTCTCGGCCGCCACGCCAAGCGCGGCCTGATCCATCGCCCGCAGCGTGTCCACTTCCCACGCCGACAGCCGCACGCCTTGCAGCTGCTGCCACGCCAGCAGTTCGCTGGAGGGAATACCGCTTGCGCCCATGCCGGACGGCCGCGATGCGTGCAGCGTCAGAAACGCCTCCCACAGCGCGGCAGCAGCGCGCGGGACCTGACTGAACAGTCGAGGGTCTGGGCGTTCGCCACCGCGCGCCGCCACCTGCAGGTGCTGGCGCAGCGGACTGCCGTCTTGCTGTTTGGCGGCAAGCTGCATGGTTGCCTGCGTGTGCTCAATCAGCGCGTCGCGCAGGCCCGCGTAAAAAGCTCGCGCTCCTGCAGTGCCGCGGCCACCTGATCACGCAGCCAGCGGCGTTTCGGGTCGCTGTACACGCGCCGGGCCTCGGCGGTGCTGAACGCGACGCTGGCGCCGGCCCAGCCCAGAGTGCAGGCCACCAGCATGTCCAGTTCGTCGGCGTCGTCTTCCTCGGGGTCGCTCACCGGCACGCGGCCTGTCTTGGCGAGCGCGGCGCGCATGCGGCGCTGGCGCGTGAAAGTCAGCCGCTTGCGGTCGGCATGCTCCGGCCCGGCCAGCGTGACCACCATCCCGGTGGGCGCCCCGGTGACGGGGTTCTTGATGCGCACGTCGGCGCTCGTCACGTCCTCGAAGTCGTCGAGGTTGAATGCTTCGGTCTTGTCCATGGGTCTTTCGCAGTTGTGCCCTTGCCTGGCCACCGCCGCGCCCAACTGCGAAGGAGGAAACCCAACGCAGCGGCGGCCAGGTAGGTGCTGGGTTACGCCGCCGCGCTGTCGTGGATTGCCAGGGTCGTCAGCTCGTTGGCGATGCCGCTGCCGCCCGTCGTTGGCAGCAGCGCTTGGAAGGGAATCGTTGCGACGAGGCCGCCTTCGCCGTCGTTCAGCGTGTGGCCGTTGACCTTCACTCGCGGCAGCGCCAGCCCGATGAAGTCGGACGCGGCGGTGTTGTCGGCCGACAGCGCGAAGAGGATTTCGACTTCGGTCTCGTCGACGAAAGCGTCGCGCAGCGTGACGCTGTCGAAGTAGGCCGTCGCCTGGCCGCTCAGCAAGATGCGGCCAGGGAACAGCGTGGGCACCACGTTGCTGCCGACCACCGGGTCGCCAGAGCGGTTGCTCTGCAGGTTGAGCGTCAGCCCGGTCAGCACCGCCACCGCCGTGCCGGCCACGAGCAGCACGCCGTTGACGGCGGCCAGCAGCCCGGTCGATGTCGCCGCCGTTGGGCTGGTGAAGTATTGCGACGTTGCGCGGTTGATGCCCTGCCCGACGACGCCGATGCCGATGGTGGCCAGGCCGCTGGCCGGCAGCTGCAGGTCCAGCGTGCTCGGCTGGCAGCCGGTGTAGACCTCGCTCTGCACCAGGTCGCTGAACCAGTGCTCGATGGAGAAGGACTTGTTGGTGTGGCCGGTGGTCGGCGCCCAGGTCTTCTTGCCGGGCATGCTGACGGTGCAGCTTGCGATCGGGCCTTCAGCCACCAGCGCGCTGCCGTTCAACACGCGAACCGTGAGCGTGAGCGCGACAATGTTGACCACCAGCAGGTTCTTGTTCAGGTTGCTGGCGTTCACCGAGCCGGCGGTGATGCGCACCACGTCGCCCTTTTTGATGCCGCTGGTCAGCCAAGTGCCGGTGGAGCGCGCCAGGGTGTACGTCGGCCCCGAGCCGGCGATGGTGAGCGACAGAGACGACACTGCGGACACGGCCACGAAGTCCTTGCGCAGCGCGGCAGCGAAGAAGTCGGCGTAGGTGCCGGGGGACAGCTCGCCACTGATCGTGCCCTGCACGCGCCGCACGCCGTGGCGCATGTCCTGCATCTGCTGGTCGGTGCGGATTTCGTTGGACTGGTAGCTGTCCTTGACCAGATTCAGGTCACTGGTCACGCGTCGCAGCGACTGCGCTGCCGATGCGGCAGGCGCGGTGCCGTAGACGGACTCAGCCTTGTAGGCGAGCTGCTTGAATACGCCGGATGCTGCGGGCATGGTTGGCTCCGATTCAGGTGGTGGTGCTGGGGGCGCCCTGCGTGGTGTAGTAGGTCACCTCGAAGAGCTGGCGCCCGACCGCGATGGGCCGTTCGCCGATGGACAGATCGGGCTGGTAGCCCGCGGGGACGATTGACTTCACGCCTGGCAGCACCGCGTTGACCGCGATGACCTCGACATCGGCGATGAGCGAATCGCGGTCGGCGGCGTAGTTGGCCGCCTGATGCAGCTCAGCAGAAACCTGAACCCTGAAGCGCCGTTCGATGGTGCGGCCGGGGCCGCCGGGCAGCGTCGTGGCTTGCTGGTACTCGCCAGCGTCTTCGACCGTCAGGGACGGGAACGCGGTGCGGGTATCGCTGGGCGTGTCGAACACGCGCGCGCCTGCCGCAGTGCCGCCGGCGGCGAGTGCCGCGACGAGCGCCTGGCGGATGGCGGTGCGCGCATGGATCACGAACGCTCCAGCATGAGCACGGTCACGCCGGTGCCGTCCGGCTGCACCGAGGTGACGCGGTAGTTCACGCCGTCGACCACCAGCACCGATGCCTGATTGGCCGCGGACGCGCTGGCCGTGGGCAGCGTGAACATCGGGATGCGCGTGGCCACCCCCAGGGACTCTGCGTAGGCGTTGTCGAAGATGCCCGTCACCGGAGCGCCGTCGAGCGTGGCCGAGCTTGCGAACTCGGCCACCTTGAAGAACGGCGACAGGTCTTCGGCGAACATGGCCGCGTCAGACGTACTTCTTCTTGCCGTGCACCGTCACCGCCAGCAGCGCCGCAGTGATGCCGGTCATGGTGCCCACGTAGCCGATGAAGCCGCCGATGACCTTTTTGGGGTCGACGGCGATGCTTTCGGTGGCGCGGCCGACCGAGCCGACGGTGATGGCGTTGGTGTCCAGCGTCACGGTCGGGAAGGTCGCGCCGGTGATGTCGGTGGCGCCGGTGCCGTTGGCGTCGCTGGCGTACTGCAGCTTGCCGGCCAGGGTGCCGGTGCCAGTGAAGGCGCCGGTCACTTGCGTGACAAGCAGCTCGCCGTCATAGGCGCGCACGTCGACCCATTGGGCGCTGCCCGAGGTGGCTGCTGCGGTGTTCGCGCAGGACTTGGGCGGCAGGATCTGGTTCGGGGTAGCGGCCGAAGCTTGGCTGTTCAGCATGACTCATTTCTCCTTTTTGCCGGGCTTGGCCGGCGACTCGGTGACGGGCTCGCTCTGCGCGGGCGGCGCGTCGACGACGCGCTCGGCTGCACCGATCGAGGCCAGGAAGTTGGCGAGAGGGGCGTCTACTTCGGCGGTCTCGCCCGGCTTGAGGTGCCGGTCGACTCCGATGCAGACGCCACGCAGGGCGCGGACTTGCATGTCAGCCTCAGGCGCTGAGGTTCGTCGAGACGACGAACGCTTGCGGATAGCGCACCAGCACGTCGACCATCCACATGGCGCGGATGCCGACCGTGGCGGTGTTGAAGCGCGTGCCGCCGTTGTCGGTGGCCAGCTCCAGCACGCCCCACTCGCCGATGACCATCTCATCCCACGAGCCGAAGATCAGGTTGCCCGAGGCCATCTGTTCCGACGACATGGCGTTGAAGCCGACGCACTGGCCGTCGAGCATGTTGCCAGTCCACAGCGGCGTGTCGGTGCCGCTGAAGCGCTGCTTCTGCATCAGCACGCTGGCACCCGCGGTGTTGGTGACGAAGCCCGGGTTGCCGCGGATGGCATTGGCCGCGCCCGCCGTCGACACGAACGCAAGGATCTTGGCGTAGGTGGCTGCGGCTGCATCCTGGCCGGACGCCACCCCAGGGGTGTTCTTGATGCCCATGGGCTGGGCACCGCCGACGCCGTTGATGGCTGTGTAGTCCACGCCGTCGATGGCGATGTCGGCGGCCAGGTCGGCCATCACGAACGCCTCCATGGCGCCCGATGTCTGGCGCAGCGCCTGCTCGGACACATCGGTGATGGCGATGGCCGTCTTTGGCGTCATCGACAGCTGGCCCAGCGCCTGGTCGGCAGCGGTGATGGTGGCATGCTCGCCGGCCTGCCACGACACCGAGCCTTTGCCCGTCTGGCGCGTCAGGGTGACGTTGCCGACCAGGCCCGGCAGGCGGCGCGCACCCATGCGCATGGACACGGATCGGGCGCGCAGGATGTCCAGGAAGCCCATGTTGGTCGTGTCGACCATGTAGCCGCCCTTACCGCCCGGCACCACCGCCATGGCGCGCGTCGCGGCTTCGCCGAGCGGGCGCTGCAGCACTTCACCCGGGATGAAGATGTTGCCACTGCCTTCGCGCTGCAGGCGCTTGGCCAGCTCGCGCGAGCATTCCAGCTCGTAGGCGGCGGCGTTGATGTTCTCGGCGGTCGGCGTCTTCATCGCGCGGATCGCGCGGAACAAGCTGAAGCGCTGGGTTTCAGACCGGCTCAGGCCCAGGTCCGACATCGCGGTCGGGCGGGACTTGCCGCGCTCTTCGATGATCTCCAGGATCTTGCCGGAGACTTCTTCGAGGCGCACGCCGTCACGGCACCATTGCTCCTCAATGCGCGAGTCGATCTTGTTCGCGCGGCACAGGTTCGCAATGGCCTGGCGGCGGTCGCGCTCGATCTGCAGCGGGTCCAGCGTGACAGGCTTCTGTTCCGCGTTGGGCACGCCCGCGGCAGCGTTTACTTGATCGCTCACGGCGATGCTCCTATGAAGAGCCGCAGGTGCGGCGGGGGTGGTAACTTCTGCGGCGCGCGTTGCGGCCGGCTTGGGTTCGGTGGGTGGCGCTTCGGCATCCGCGGCGCGCACCACGCGCACAGGCTTTGCTGAGTCGTCGGCCTGGCGGCCAATGCCTACGCCCGCATCGGCGGGAACGGTGCAGACGGAGCCCTCCAGCGGGAGCCAGCGAGTGGCCGTGAAGGTTTCGGTCTTCTTGTCTTCGGTAAGCTCTTCGATCTCGTAGCCGACTGAGACATTGCGCAGACCGCCGCGGATCATTGCTTCGACCTCTTTGGCGCGCGCCGTATCGAACAGGTGCGCGTCCACGTACAGGCGGCCGTCCTTGACGCGGCCACCGTCGATCATTCCGATGGGGTCGTTCCAGTTGTGGTTGAACAGCAGCGGCGCGGCGCCGCCCTTGATGCGGTCCAGCATCACAGCGCCGTCGCCATGCGACAGCACCTCGCGGCCGAACCAGCGCTCTACCGGCGTCTCGCTGCTCAGCGGGAACGACAGGCGAACAGTGGCGTCTTCGGTGGTGGCGGCGCGAATCTCGATCTGCGCCGGCTCCATGTCGCGGGACAGGCGCCCAATCTTGATCTCGCTCATGCGTTGTTCCTCAGTGGGAAGACGCGCGCGGGCCTTGCAGGCACTTCGTCGTCATCGGGTTCTTCGAGCGCAGCAGGCGCAGCAGTCACAGGCGCCACCGGCTCGGCATAGGTGGTGTCCACCTCGATGCCGGCCTCGTCGAGCATCTGCAGCTCGCGCTTGCGCGTGGTGATCACGTCTTCGATGTCGCGGCCATCGGCGGTCTGCGCGATGACATCGGTGACGGTGGTGAAGCCGGCCTTCACCGCCTCCTTGAAGGCGTTGACTTCCTTGGTCGGGTCCACCCAGGACCAGCCGCGCGGCTTGAACAGCACGGCCTCGTAGCGCGCGCGGTCCAGCGCGTAGGCTTCAACCGGAATCGCACTGACGGCACGCGCCATCACGGCTTGCTGCAGCCAGATGCGATACAGCGGCTCGCGGAAGCTGCGAATCCACCACTGCTGCAGCGCCTTGTAGCCGTCGCGGTCGTCCAGCAAGGCCAAGCGGCTGCTGCTGTAGTTGGACTGGCTGTAGTCGCGGCTCAGGCTTTCGTAGCTGGTGCCGATGCCCGCCGCGATCTCGCGCAGCATGGCGCGCATGAAGCCGTCGAAGGCGCTGTTGGGCCGGTTCGGCGCGTGGAAGTTGAGCTTCTCGCCGGGCCGCAGTTCCTGAATCGTCAGGGGGTCGATGTTCATCATCCCCTGGCCGTCGTCGCCTTCCTCGTCTTGCAACGGGTTGCTGTATTCAGGCGTTTCGATGGTGGCGAAGTACGCAGCAGAAGCACGAGCCGCGCTGATTTCGTGCTGGCTGTACTCGTTGACATCGTCCAGCTTGCGCACCGCCGTGTGAAACCACGGCTCGCCACGTGTCTGCGGCCAGCGGGTGGTCAGCTTCAGATGCAGGATCTGCTCGGCCGGTACGCGCTCTACCTTGTCGGGCGCGTACATCGTGCCGGGCAGCATGTCGCCGGCATTACGCATGCGCAGCCAGTAGGCGGCCGGGCGCTGGAAGCTATCGACCTCGACGCCCATGCGCACTTCGTGACCCGGCGCCAGCGGTCCCGGCGCAGCGATGCCATCGGCGATCCGCTCGGGCTCGATGACCTCAAGCGACAGCGGCACCTGACTGGAGCCGAAGCGGCGGAAGTGCAGGCGCACCAGCACGTCACCGGCCTCGACAACGGTGCCGAGAAGCGCGCGCTCCATGTCGCCGAAGTGCAGCGTGCCGCCGGTGTGGCAGTTGTCGGCGCGGCACCATTCGCGGTGCGCGGCCTCAATGCCGTCATTGACGCGAGCGTTCAGCTCCCCGCGAGTGCCCAGCACTTGAGCTTGCAGGCCGACACCGCTGCCGATGATGTTGTTGACGATGACGGCCTTCGCCCGCTTGGCGTAGCCGCTGTCACGCACCATTTGCCGGCTGCGATTGCGCAGCAGCGTCAGCGAGGTGTTCAGCTCGGCGTCAGCCGATGTGCTGGACCCGCCGAAGTAGCCGGTGGTGTTGGTGTGGCGGGCGCCGCCGTACATGCGCACGGCATGACGAGACGGCGCCGAAGTGGCGATCCATCGTGCAATGCGGGCGCGAAGTCCAGGGAGCATGGACCCGGATATTTCCGGGTCTCGGCGGGACAGTTCATGCCCAAACGTCCCGCTATGCGCGGCCCATGCGCACCAGAAGCTTGCGCGGGTTCGGCCGGCCAGCAGCCATCGCGGCAGCGGCCTGTTCGCGCTTCACCGCGGCTGTCCAATGGCTGATCACCGCGATGATGTCGGCGGGGCTGTTGAATTCCATTTCGCGGCCGGCGATCTTGTAGCGCTTCTGGGTCGGCACCCAGGCGGCCAGCGCGGCGTTGGCATCGTCCAGCGCCTTCTGCGCTTGGCTGCGCGTGTCCACGCCGCCAGAAGCCCCCACCAGGCCGGGGCGCACTTCGACTTGACCCGACTCGACGGTGTAGCGCTCGCCGCCCTTCACGGCCCACAGGTGGAAGCCATAGGCTCCGGTGGCCCATGTGGTCGTTGCCGCCGCCGACACCTGTACCAGATGGTCGTCGCCGCTGGCCGTGCTGTTGATGGATTGGGCTGTGCCACCAGAACGCGGGTTGAGCAGCAGCTGCAGCGACCAGCCATCGCCCGCCGGGTAGTCGCCAGCCTCGGCGATGTAGTTGAGCGTTTCGCCTTGAATGATGATGTTCTGCATGGTCAGCTCCTGAGCGTGTTTCCGATGCGGCGCCGGATACGCTGCAGCCTGATGCGCAGCGGCGTGCGCGTGAACTCGGCGGGTTCTGTGACCGACAGTTGCCCGGCAGCCGAGCCCTCCCCTTGTGCATCGCCATCCAGCGCAACGCCACTCGACATCGATCCGCCGGCCGTCGCTTCCGCCGCAGCGCTGCCGACAAGGCCGATCGTCAGGGACAGCGCACCAGTACCGGATGCCGCGCCAGCACCAGCGCCGGCCAGCTGCACCACGCCGTCGAAGCTCGCGCCGGCCGTCGCCTGGGCCACCGCGGCGCCGGACAGGTTGACCGTGATCGACAGCCCGCCGGCAGCTGCAGCGACAGCCTGCGCGGCAGCGCTGATCGGGATGGCGATGCTGAGCGCAGCCGCCGCCGATGCAGAGCCCGCCGCGGCGCCGGAAAGGGGCACGCCGTGGGTCATGGTGGCGGACGCCGCGGCCTGCCCAGCAGCCGAACCCGACAGGCTGACCGTACCGCTGAAATCGGCCGATGCCGTGGCCTGCCCGACCGCGCTGCCGGCCAGCGGAACCTGCAGGCTCAGGCCGCCAGCAGCGGCAGCTTGGGCAGCAGCATCAGCCGACAGCGTGACCGACACCGAAAGCCCGCCGCCGGCCGTCGATACACCCACTGCGGCGCCGGCCAGCGGCACGCCATGCGACAGGCTGCCGGAAGCGGTTGCAGCGCCCGCCGCGGTGCCGTCCAGCGCCACCGCGAGGCCAGAACGAGCGGCCACGCTCATGCCGTAGGCCCACGGGTAGTAGATCCCCGCGAAGCCTTGATCGGCGAACCAGTGCGGCGGCTCGACGCGCGGCATGGACAGCGCCATCTCCGGGTTGCTGGCTGCCGTCAGGTCGCCGGTGGCCGTCGCTTGCCCGGCAGCAGCGCCCGCAACGGGCACGCCATGAGACAGGGCGCCCGTTGCGGTGGCCGCCGCCGTCGCGGCGCCGGCAAGATCTACGGGAGTGCTGCCTCCGATGTCGCCGAATGCGAACTTGGTGAACTGCACCTGATTGGCCGTGCCCTGCGAGGCGCCAATGCACGCATAGGGGCCGCTGTTGACGGCCGTCCCGGGGTTGTTGGTCAGCGTCGCATCGGGTCCGCGGCCATCCCAGGTGCTCGCGTCCGTGGGCGCGTCCGCAGTGATGTTCGACCACAGACGCACCTCGGTCGCCGAGCCGGTGCCGTCAACGATGATCCCGACGCTTTCGCCCGAATAGAAAGGAGCGCCGGGCAGACCCCCCGATGTCTGGATGCCGGTGGAGCTGGTGCCGACGTTGGGCTTGTAGCCCCACTCCACGGTGCCGGCGTTGCCGTCCACGTAGAAGACGTAATAGCCGGACGATGAATTGGTGTAGCGCAGGCACCCGAGCGGGTATTGAAAGTCCGTCGTGCCTGAAACCATCTTCAGGTACTGCGTGGCGCCAGAAAGCGAGGTCGAGTGCTTGAGGACAGTCTCGACCCAGCCGCCCGCGGTGATGCGCAGCTTGTCGGACGACACATCAGCCGACCCCTGCTCGGCGCTGAACGCGCCCGGCAGAGCGCCGGTGCCGGAGAATGTGACGACTACGTCGGTCATCGCTCAGGCCACCTCAAAGGCCCCAGCGGACCACTTGCCTTCGCGGCTCGTGCCGTCTGGATCGACGTTGTATGGGCTGTTGCCGACATCGATCCCCGCGCCATCGGCCTGGCTGCCGCCGACAATGCGGAAGTCCTTGTTGGCGCGATCAACGAACGGGTCAACCGTCGCGGTCAGGTTGTTCGACGCGGTGTTGGCGCTGACACCTGTAGACGCCGAGTTGTAGAACAGGTTGTTCCTCGCCTCGTTGCCCGACCCGCCGCTGAGCAGGATCATCGAATAGACCGACGAGTCTGCGATGTCCACGAAGGTGTTGTTGAACACCTTGCAGTTCTGCGCGGAATCGGACCAGCCGCCGCCGCCGAAGAAGATGCAGGAGTTGCGCCCGCCGGACTTGCTGTTCAGAAAGACGTTGCCGTAGATCAGGTTGCCGGTCGGGTCGCTGCCGCCGAAGGCGCCGATCTCCGCGGTGAGCCCCGATGTGCCGTCGTTCGGGTCCGTCTGCGTGGAGTCCCAGAATCGGCAGTACCGGACGGTCATGTTGTTGATGCCGACGTTGGGACCAGCGATAGCTTCCTTGCCCCAGCCCATCGAGAAGTGGCAGTGCTCGAACACCAGGCCATTCGAGCCGTGCGCGTACACCAGGGCGCCGACACCGTTGTGGATCGCACACCGAGAGAACGTGATGTTGGTCTGGTTGTAGACCAGATAGAGCACGCTGCCGTATGTGGCGATTGTCCCTGAGCTTGGATTCGTCGCCCATGTCGCGCCAATATCGATGTACTTGAACAGGCTGTTGGCCGCGCTTTCGCTCGCGCTGCTGTTCGATGAAATCGAAGTCGCCCGCATGCCGTAGCCGGCCGGCGCACCCCAGATGTACGACTCGGTGCGCTCGGAGCCGTCCATCACGAAGTAACCGCGCGCCACCGTGATGCTGCCGAACACCACCTGCGTCGAGGCGTATGAATCGCTCCAGCCGGTGTCGGTGCCGTGAATGGCCGGGGTTGCCTTCTTGAACCGCACCACCTGCGTGCCGCTGGTGTTGTCGTCGAAGGTGTAGCCGCCGTAGGAGCCACCCGCGAACCAGTAAGTGGTGTCTCGACTCAGTGTGGCCGGGATCGACGTGTAGGCGTTCGTCCAGTCGTTGCCGCTGCCCGAGCCAGAGGCCCCGGCGCGCACGTACTTCTGGTTCGTGGTCGGGGCGTCGTCAGTCTCCCCGGCGTCTACGGTAAGCGCGCCGGCTACCGTCGCGGCTGCCTGAGAGACACCGGCCAGCGCGACGAATTGCGGCGACCCTGAAACTTGCCGGCCGCGTGTACGCGTGCGGGAGACCGAAGCCCGCAGCGGCCGGCGCAACATCAGCCCACCACTTCTTCGACGGTCATGTTCAGCACCACGTTGGACGTGCCCGCCGCGCTGCGGATGCTGATCTGCCCACCGACCGGGACAGAGATTTCCGCGCCGGGGATGGCAATCCAGGGGTCGATGCCGCCATTTGCGTTCGGGGCGAAGCGGTGCAGCACAACCCCAGCGGTCGGCTGCGCGCTCCATGTCGTGTAGACGAGGAAGGACGCCGCGCCGTCGCCGGAGTTGACCGGCGTTGGCGTGATTGCGCCGCCGCCAGTGGTGCCACCGCTTGAGCGCATCAGCATCACTTCGTTGGCGGCGCTGGCCGTGCCCATGCCGGCCAGCTTGGCGAACAGGATGCGCAGCGGCTTGTTCGAGGAAGCGACGATCGTCACCAGGTCATTGCTGGTGGACAGCGCCGCAGAGGTTCGGGTGATGTTGTAGACGGGCATGAGGCGTCCTTCAGGTAGTCAGAATCCGGGCAGGCCCGATGTAGCGGCGCGAGACAACCAGGTTGCGCAGCCACCAGTACATGTCGTGATCGGCCGGCTTGGTGCCGCCGTGGTAGGCCATCGTCCACAGGCCGCGAATGCCCATCAGCGGATGCCGGAAGAAGGCCAGGTCATCGCGGCCACCAATGGGCACGCCGTCGAGCCAGGACCACAGCCGGCCGTCGTTGTTGGCGGTGCCGTTGCCCGCCGCGTCCGGGTTGCTCAGGTCGATGCTGTTGATGCGGCAGTAGCTCTCGAAGGTCACCCACCGGCCCGCCGGAATGCAGCGGTCCTGCCCGCGCGTGCCGACGCGCACGTTCTGTTCGTTGCCGTACAGGCCGCCATCGCGCAGCGTGTCGTAAGGGCCAAGGTGCGACGGCGCATAGCCCACAGCGATGGCGCCGGGGTAGGCGTTAAATTCCGGGTGCGGCATGCCAAGCGTGTGGCCGCGGATCGACTGGCCTTCGCAGATGTACTGCGTGCCGTCCCACCAGGCTCCGCCGCTGGACTTGATCTGGCCGGCACCGTAGCCGTAGGTGGAGTCAATCAGCCAGCCGCCGTCTGGCAGGCCCTTGCCGTAGCGCAATTCAAAGCCGATGGGCGAGAACTTGAACCCGTAGGTGCGCGACCAGAAGCTGTCGGGCTCCAGGAAGATCTCGCAGCGCAGGTACAGCTCTTTTTCAAGGCCCACCGGCGACGGCAGGAACCCGTTGTCCGGGTCGGCGCGCTGCCATGACTTCTTCCACTCTCCGCCGCCCGACAGCTTGGGCTGCTTGGCGATGCAGGTGCGCATCATGTAGCGCCCAGGGTGGTCAGGGTCCGGGTGCACCGAGGTGCGCTCGTACTGCGCCGGGATCATAGACACGTAGTCGAACAGGCCAGCCTCGCGGCCCTTCTTGACCAGGATGTTGTCGGGCTGCGATTTGCCGGGCGTGCCGTTCCAGTTCGATTCGCGCAGGTCTCCGGCCAGCAGCACGTCGGGATGGCCTGGCAGGTTTTCCTCGCCGACTTCCATCGCCAGGCCGTACACCGGCGCCTGCCCTGCCCCGCCCAGCAGCAGCGGCGGTGCGTCGGTCTCGAACACCGACAGCACCAGCGGGTATTGATCGTCGCTGCTGTTCGCGTGCAGCCGCATCACGGCGCGTTCGACGGTCGGCAGATCCTGCAGGCCGTGGAAGTGGATCAACTGGCGGTAGCGCCGGTCCATCAGGGCCGACACATCACAGCTCATCGCGGCTGGCGGGTTCTTGGCGCTGGCGGTGGCCGGCGTGAACACGGCCAGGTCGCCGCGCAGCACGTGTTCCGCGCCGTCGCTGGTCACCACCAACTGCGGCGGGTTGTCGCCGTGCGTGCCGCACCATGTGACCTTCGCGTTGGCGTGCGTCTTGGGCGTGGTCATGAAGAACGCGCCGCGGTTCTCGCCGGCATGCCAGCGCTGGGCCAGCTCGGTGATGTCCAGGTCCACGTAGCCAGCAGTCCCGGCAGGCACGGCCAGCGTGTACCAGGGGTCGGCGCCTTGCTCGATGCCGGCGCGGTCCAGCCAGTCGCCGTTGACGCGCTTCCAGCGCAGTTGAACCGCGCCGTTGAAAACGATGGCGCTCGGGCCGCTCTTGACCACATGGTTCGGCCAGATGCGGTACGAGCCCGGCGCGGGTACGGGCACAGGCGAGTAGCCGCCGGCCGGGGCGGGGGCTGGTGCTGGCGGCGGCACGGGGGTCGGCGCTGGCGCAGGAGCTGGCGGCTCAGGCTCCGGGGCGGGTGCGGGTGCGGGGGTAGGCGCCGGCACTTCCAGCGACGCAGCAATCCCCTGCAGCTCGGCCGCAGCGCCCTGCAGGCCGGCCGCCAGCGCGCGCAGGCGATCCGGGGCGGCCATGACCTCGCCTAGTTGTCAATTTGTACGGTAAGCGCGCCGCCGGCAAAGCTTACGGCGTCGCCGCTGTTGATCGTCTTGCTGGCGGTCAGCACAGCGCAGATCAGCAGGTTGCCGCTTGAGCTGGCGTCATACAGCCCCCAGTGCGTGACGGTGCCCCAGCCGGCGCTCGGCGTGGCGAAGTTGATCGCACTGCTGTTGCTAGTGGTGCCGCCGGTGCCGCTTGACGCGCCGGTGCCGCTGGATTGGGTATTCGCCCAGTTGGTGCCGTTGCTGGTGATGCTGGGGCGCGCGTAGCTGCCGCCGGAGACCTCGGTGCCACCGGCCGAGTCGCTGCACGAACTGGTGAACAGCGCAACGTAGATGGTGCCCGGCGCGGTGTAGGCCGTGCCGCGAAACACATGGTCGATGAGCTTGTTTTCGAGGTAGTCGCTCAGCGCGGCGGCTTGCGCTTGCGGCGCGAGCGGCGCAAGGGCGACGCCGGCCGCAACCGAGGCGAGGCCGCGGAGGAACCAACGGCGGGAGGTACTGAAGTTCATGGCATTCCTTCCTGAAAAGGGTCTTGGGTAGACCCGGCAAGGGTGCCGACGCTGTGCGTGACAGTTAAGGCCCAATCGTCCCGCGTCGCCTCATGCGGCGTACTAGGCTGGGGTCTACGCCCTCTCGCTTGGCGATGGCCGCCGCAGGCTCCCCAGCATCAAGCGCCACCGTGATGCGCTTTCTGGACTCGGCCCGTTCTACTATGTTCCCCTGCGGGACATAGACCCATTCGCCGCCGCACACCGAGGCCGCAATCGAATAGATCGTGCCCACCATCGCCATGTAGGCGACATCCGGCTCCGGGCTGTCGCGCGTCAAGTGCTCGGCCAGCCGATGGGCGAAGGCGTGGAATAGCGACTTGGCGAGATTCATCACATCATCCGACCGCGGACGCGGCGGCGGGGGGGTGCTTTGGGCGGCGGCGGCTGTTCCGCAACTTCGTCCGAAACGGCCGCCGACTTCGCGCGCCGCGCCCGGTCTACGCCCAGCATCCTGGCCGCTGCCGCAGCGTAGGCGTCGCAGTCGAGCGCGTGGTTTTCCCGGTCGTGGCGCTTCCAGATGGTCTTCCCGCTGGGCAACGTGATCTTCGATTCGGCGATGACTTGTTTCGCGTAGTCGTCGCTGATGTCTGTTGGCAGGTGCCACGCGCCCGGCTGATCCTGTGGCCAGTCGATTCGGGAATGCACCAACCCCTTGAAGTAGCCGCTGTCAACGTGCCACAACTGCTGCCCGTTCTTGATGACGGCCCCGCGGTGGGTCACATCGACGCGGGACATACGAACCGGGGATGAAAGCGATTCCTGACCCTTCGACGGCGCGGCGCGCAGGTCTGGATTTGCCCGGCAGAAGGCATAGACCGCTTCAGGTCGGTAGCCAGAATCGATGAACGTCTGCCGGATGCTCTTCCCGCCGTACTCGGTGGCCAGCACATCGCCGAGCCGCGCCCACACTTCGGGCTTATCGGTTTCGCCGAACAGCACTCCGAACTCAATGAGCCATGAGGCCATCTCGTAGCCCCATCCCCGGACAACGTAGTAGATGCGATCCTTCTGCACGTCGCAGCCGGCGGTCAGCACCAGCGCGCCGTCGGGGACTTCGCCGGAGCTGTATTCAGAGCGGAGTTGCAGGACTCGGTCATGCGTTGGGACTTCGCCGCGTTCGACCCACGTTTCACCAAGCGCCGTGTTGACCCAGGTCTGCAGGGTCTCAGGCGAGCGCTTGGCATCGACAAACGCGGCGGCCGTGTCGCCGAAGCTCACCCACGGCGAATACAACTCGTTGATGTGGAACCCTGCGACGCCGTCTGAATCGGCCGATGCCGTCCACTCGCCACGAGCCAGCATCTGCTGCTTATGTCTGTCCAAGATGATGCCGCCGCAGTGCGGGCAAGCGTAGTAGGCGCCACGCGGGTTGCCATCTGGCCATCGCACGTTCGGCCACTGCAGGCGGTCCATCTCTTCGCAGTGCGGGCACGGCACGAGGTAGTACCGCTGATCGCTGACATCGAACGCGGCTTCAATCCGACTCGCCCCCTTTACGGTCGGCGTCGACCCCATCAAGAGCTTGCGATTCCAGAACGTGGTGGACCGCTTTCGCGCGAGTCCAATCGGGTCGCCCTCGGTGCCGGCGCTGGCCGGGTAGCGGTCCACCTCATCGAACAGTACGATGCGGATCGGGCGCGAAGCAAGCCCGGCCGGCGAATTGGCGCCAGCGATGGTGATGTGCCCGCCGGCAAAGGACTTGTGCAGCAGCGTGTTCCCGCTGTCCCTCGATCGCGCATCCTTGATGCGACCACGCAGCGCAGGCGTGTCTCGGATCATCGGGGCAAGCCTGTCCTTCGACCAGGCTTCTGCCATCTCCAGCGTGGGCTGCACCAGCAGGATCGGCGCCGGATCGCGGTCGACGTGGAAGCCGACGACGTTGCCCAGAATCTCTGTCCACCCGATCTGCGCGGATTTCATGACCACGATTTCGCGCACCAGCAGGTCGCTGATCGCGTCCATGATCCCGCGCTGATATGGCGCGCGCGCAGTGACCCATCGGCCCGGCTCGGCCGCGCTTTCAGGCGACAGGCGTCTTTCGATGTCTGCCCACTCGCTTACTGTCAGGCGCGGTGGCGGCCTTGTCGCTTGCCGCGCCACGCTCACGACGCGCGCGAGTGCGACTGTCGAGTCCATCATCAGACAACTCCCCCAACGCTTCGATAATTTCCGCCTCTATGAGCGCCGCTGCCTGCACGTCAGATGCTGCGCCGCGCACCCTTGGCGCTGATTTCGTGGGGATCGCCAGCAGCCGCTGCCGCATCGCGCCCAACATGCGCGCCCACTCCGCAGAGATGACCTCCACCAGCACCATTTCGCCCTGAAGCTCCATCGTTTCCAGGCGTGTTTTGATCTTCTCTAGCGCCGTCCGGTCAGCCTGCTCTTTTGTCAGCCTCGCGCGCTCCGTCTCATAGTCATAGCGCTGCCCCTCTGCGTCGACACCAACGCCTTTCAGATGCCGACGCTTAAGCCATTCCCCATACTCCTTTGGTGGGTAGCCGTTAGCCCCTTTGGGCGGCGGGTCGGCCGACTTCACCAGCGACTGCACGCCCTGGACGGTCAATCCAGCCAGGTCTGCGGCCTGCGCCTGATTAAGTGCTGCGACTATCTTCCCTGACATACCAAATTGTTAGTAAGCGCTATCGCTAGGAGAATGTCGCGCCGCAATGGACCGGCGATGGGTGCCGCCATGTAAGGACCCGCTAACTTAATGGCGCGCATGTCGCTTGAGGCCGCGCCGTCACGCCTTGTCATCGCGCAAGAACTCGATCTCCGCGGGCTGGTTGAGCAGTTCGTAGTAGGCAACCTGTACCTTCGCGGACTGGATCATCTTCCCGGCGATGTTCGCGAGCTCCGCGGCCTCGTCGACGGTTATTTCGCCTTTGCGCAGCTGCTGGAACACGTTCGACAACTCATTTCTCATCAGCTTGCAGTTCTTCATCTCTCCTAACCTTTCTGACCTCTCTGAAAATCATCAGCCGAGTTCGTTCGAGGTCGATCAACTCCTTCGGCAACTTCACACCCTTTAGCAGCGGCGCGTTCTTCTTGAGACGCTTGCTCACGTATCCATCACTCAACTCTCGCGTCAACCGGTTGTACATGGCCAGCTGCCGCTGCCTGCTTTCCTCTTGGCTCAGGCTTTTCACAAGCCGGCTGTCTGCAGCGCGCGCTAAGGCTGCAGCTCTTGCTTCCGATCTTGCTTTGGCCCTTTTGTGCAATGCCCATGCAATGACGTGCGCCTGGTGCTTGGCCGGCTTGAATCCACTCAATCCCAACACCCTTCCCATTCGCTTCCTGGCGGACGCCTTCGCCTTGGCTTCCTCGGTCCACTCGGCGTATGGCTTGCTGTTCTTCTTTGAGTTGGCGATGCACATCGCGCGCATGCGCTCATCGTTCGCGTACCGCTCGCGCTTCTTCGCGTTCATGCACTCCTTGCAGTGGTGCTTTGGCCTCCCGCCTCGATTTTTTTCGGAAAGCCAGACAGAGCCTTACGAGTAAGGCACTTGCTGCAGACCTTGCCATTCATTTGGAGGTCCAACAAAACAGCTTTGTTCTTCGCCGCCGCCAAGCCTTCGCAGCCGCAATGGGGCTTAAGCTCTCCATCCCGATACCTCGGTCGGTCCATGTAGCGCATCGGACCGCCATCGCACCGAGGGCATGTCCACAGGCGGCGCTGCCACCCAGTGAGCGCGTGATATGCGACTACGTGCCCGTCGAATATCACGCCTCGCCCAACTAGCGACCTGTACGCCGCCTCGTGCTTGCGCCGTTTGGTGTCGTATGACTTCCGCTTTGTCACCGACCACCCCTCTGCGCCAGCCTAGCCACATGCTCATCAAACGAGCGCTTGATCTCTCTCTGCAGGATCTGCGGCACAGTGCTGCGGGCGCGATCTGCAAGTGACGTAGTCCGCCGGTAGCGCACGCTGCGCTCGTAAGAGAAGATCATCTTCACGGTCCCGTCGCGCTGCTTAGCGTAGATGCCTGGGGTGAGCTTCTCCGTTGGCCTAAGCACAGCGATGAACTCGCGCCCTGCCTTGATCGCCGACTGAGCCCGGCGCTGCGCCGAAGCCGAGATGACGCGCCGATACCCAGCGTTGACTACGCCGCCCGCAAGCTGGGTCAGCACCTGCACAAGCACTTGACGGCGCACGTTGCCGAATGAGTCTCGCGCAGCGTTGTCGGTGGGCAGCGCATACATGCCAGGCGGCATCGACCCTTGAGCAATCAGCGCCCGCTCAAACTTCTTGTGCTCCCGCCCGCCACCGAACTCAAGCGGCTTCAGGTATTCCGATGGCGGCGTGCCGTTTGGAACATCGTCGCGCATCGAAACCGTGACAACCAGATCATTAGCCGTCGCCATCTTGACGCTCGGCGCGTTGGTGGTGAGCGCTGTTGGGCGGTCAACCTTCGCTTGCAGCTCGGCCCTCCATTCCTGCCGAACGGCGTATCCACTGCGCGTCAGTGCCGTAGCCAATGCCGCCGCGAACCGCCTATCGCTGAAGGACGCGAACTGCTGGCGCAGTTGGTCCATGCCGTTGACCTTGACTTGAATCATGGCCGGTCCTCAGTCACATCCCACTCCACCGCCGCCTCGGCATGCCCCATCGCCCCGGTTGGCAGGCCCTGCAGGTCGGTGGTGCGCAGCACGGCGCGGGCCATGAGCGCTGTCTCGCCGGCCGGCAGCGTGATGACGACGGTGTAGCGCAGCGGCAGCTCGGTGCTGCCCTGCGCCAGCGTGCGCGCGTCCTGGGTGGTCCCTGTAGGCGCAGGCGCTGTCAGATCGACGGCCAGCGTGCCGTGCGCCGGGTAGTGCACGCCAAGCCGCACGCTGCCCTCCAGCCGCACGCGCACGGCGGTCTGCCGGTCGAGATTGACCGTAGGCCCCTGCAGCGGCAGCACCAGCAGCACGGCTCCCGTCGATGCGTCTCCGGCCTGGGTGGTGCTGGTGCCGGAGGCCAGTTGCTGCGGCTCGTTGCTGCTGCCACCGCAGGCGGCAATCAGCATCGATGCGGTCACGGTGAGGATGGTTCGGATCATGCGGAAATCTCCAGTTGGTCGGACAGCGCGCTTTCCTGCCACCAAGCCTCGACCGCACGACCGTCTGCGGCCTTGTATCGCAGCAGGTAGTTGTTTTCCGCAGCGGCGTACTCGGCGCGGCCCTGGATGGTCCCGCGCTCGCCGCTTTCCTCGATCTTCACCACTTGCTTAATGCCGAACTTGAACATTGCTTCTCTCCTGAATGCCGGCGTCAGGGGTGCCGGCTTACCCGTTGATCTCCATCTGCCCCGACTCCCGCCGGGCGCGCCTGCGCGACACCACCCGCCTGCGGCTGAACAGCGACGGCGGCAGAAGCCCGGCCTTGCGCGCGCAGCTCGGGCCCATGGCGCCGGCGGGGTGCGGCGTCGGGCCGGTTTCGACGGCCGGGATGGTGGCCGCGGCGCGGGTTAGGCGACGGCCGCAGTTGTAACAGCGCATCACGCGGTGATCTCCCACAACTGCCGCGGCACGCCACCATTGCCGACCGGGTCGCGGATGTCGCGCAGCGCAACTGACGATTCAGCCCAAGAGCCGCGCGCCGGCAGATCCTTGACCTTGCGCCAGCCCGCCGCCTTCAGTGAAGCGCCAGTCTCATCGCCTTGGATGTAGGTGATCGCCCGCGTGTAGCCAAGCGCCTTGGCGGCCCGCCAGATCGCGCCATAGAGCATGCTGTTCGCGTTGCGTGTGCCGTCAGTGCATGTGCGGTTGACCTCGATGGTCAGCGGCTCGCGCTGCTGCGTCTCGCGCGACACCGGCCGGCCAGCGGTGACGACGCCGACGACGGCGCCGCCAAAGCGAACCGATGTGCCGAACTTCCAGCCGCGCGGCGGCTTGTTGTGCCGGTGGTGCTGCGCGATGAACGCGCCGGCCTCGCGCAGCGTAATGGGCGCGACGCGCAGCCTAACCACAGGCGCGAGCGACAGGCGTTCAATCGCCGCGAAGGCACTGGACAGTTCGCTCAAGCCGCCACCCCCAGCAGTTCCGCCTGCACGATGCGCTCAGCCAGCGCCCAGGCCTTGACGTACACGCCCGGCGTGGCCGCGTAGCGCTTGCGCACGGCCAGTTCCACCACCAGCACGTCATCGCGCCACAGCACGCCGTTGCAGCCGTCGAAGATGGCCTTGACCACGTTGTCGATGTCCGGCTTCGATGTCGGCAGGATCTCGCTGGCCAGGGCCGAGCGCTGCTTCTTGCCGGACCAGCTCTGCGGCACCGCGCAGTGAATCGTCAGCTCGCAGCCGACCGGGCCCTCGAACAGCGGGGCGCCGGCCATCGCGGCGTGCGCGGCGTGGGCGACCAGGCCCTCGTAGGCGACCGTCTTGGCCGGCGTGAACAGCCGGGCGTGCGTGCCGATCTTGCCCACGCGCGGGCGGCCTTTGCCTTGCGGCTGACCGGGGACGGAGAATCGGATCATGCGTCGGCTCCTTCGTTGACCGGCACCGAATGCCGATCCACCCGATTCGCGCACTGCCAAACCCCGTCGACGCGCTCGGCCGCAGGCTGCATGCCCTCGCCCTCCCAGGCCCAGTGCGCGCAGTTCGAGCACATCCGCGCCACGCCGCAGGGGTGCAGCTTGGACTTCACGCCGGGACACGAAGGATGCGCAGGGCAGGCGGTGCAAAGCCTGGTGTCGCGTAGGCTCCCGCTCATCGCTGAAGCGGGCGCCTGCCCTGCGCAATCGGTTGTGTTCACGCCGCAGCCCTCGCCCATTCGCGGCAGTCCGCCGAGTCCACTACGCGCGGCACCGGGCCGGCCGGCGCGAACCGCCGATCGACGAACGCCGGCGCGATGGTCACGCGCGTTGCGCTGGTGATGCGCGCCTCGCCCTGCAGCGGCTGTGGCTCGGGCTTCTGCTTCACCGCCTTGCGCAGCACCGTCGGTGCCGGGACTCGCGGCGACCGTTCCTTGCGCTGAACCGGCCGGGCTGCGCGCACCTTCAGCCGCGACGCCCTGGCCCGCACTGCGCCAGGCGTGCGCCCGACCATCGCGGCCACCGCTGCTGCACCAGCGCTCGGCAGATGCTGGCGGATCAGCTCGTCTTGCTCCGACGTCCAGTCTGAGCGCGCCGACAGTCCCATCGCGCTTGCATGCTGGTGGATCGCATTCATGGTCCGACCCGGCAGCAGCGCGGCCAGAAACACGGCGCCGCGCTCGCGGTAGTGCTGCCGCATCAGCGCATCTTCGGCATCGGTCCAGCCGTTCGGCTTGTCGCCCTGCGCGCCGACCTTGCGGCCGGTCAGGTCCATCTTTGCGACGGCGGCGGATAGGATTGCGCGCGTCATGCTGCCTCCCGCATTCCGCCGTCATGCGGGTACTGGCGCATCAGCATCGCGTGTGTGCCGCGCTCCAGGTACTGCATCGAGCGGCCGTGATAGCTCAGGTTCTGCAGCCCTTCCCAGCCGGTGCCGTGGCGCTGCTTGTCGCAGATCAGCACCGCGTCGGGTTGGTTGTGGTCGACCTCGGCCTTCTCGTACTTTGCCTTGTTGCGCCAGACGATGAACACGTTGTCGACCAGGTTGGTGATCGCGCTCGCGCCCAGCGCGTCCATCTTCCGCGGTGGCCGGGTTTCGTCGCGGTCCTTGCGGGCGTGGTGCACCAGGTGGATGTGGATATTCAGGCCCTGCGCCAGCGCCGTCAGCTTGTCGACCACCGCCTTCTGGCCGGCATAGTCGTCGTCCGCTGCCACGCACTTCGTCAGGTTGTCCACGACGAAGTGCTGCACCTTGAGTTTGTCGGCGCAGTAGCGGATGACCGCATAGACCCGCTCGGGCTCGACCGTGCTGGTCTGGTCGTACAGCCACAGGCTGCCCTGCGCCCATGTCACGAAGTCGCGCACCTGGCGCGGGCTCAGCTGGTCGCTGTCGGCGAACTGCCGGGCCATGCGCGCCAGCGTCTTGCGCGGGCGCATCTCGAAGCTGGTAACGCAGGTGCGCTGGCCCTGCGCGCACAGCGACAGCACGGCCTGGCCGAGCAGCAGGCTCTTGCCGTGGCCGTTGTACCCGAACCAGAGCGACACCTCACCGGGCCGCAGCGCCACGCGGTTCGACAGCCGCGCCCACGGCAGCCGCGGGTGCACGATGCCGTCGCCCTGGTCGGCGAACTCGGCCACAAGGTCATCCTCCCAGTGCTCCGGCGGGCGCACCTTGTGCTGCGCGTCGGAATCCTCCATGTACGCGGACCAGTCGATGTCGTCGGCCTGCAGCGTGATGCTCACAGCGCGCTCCTGTCGGTTCTGCCATCCGCCCAGCGGCGGTGCATGGTCAAGCTGTCGCCGCGCTCGATGAACACGGCCAGCATGTGCGGGTTGACCTCGGCCGCCAGCTTCGCCACGCGGCGCAGCCGGGCCTCGTTGCCGCTGCGGTCGCCGAGCTGCACGCTCAGCCCCACCAGCGGGCGGAAGTCGATGTCGCTCAGGCTCTCGGCCGCGCCGATCTCGGCATGCACGGCACCGGTCGACGTGCACCACGCCGGCAGCGGATGGCCGGGCACCAGGTCGAGCATGACGTGCGTCGGCTTGGCGCCCTTGCGGCGCAGCGTGGCGATGATGTCGAGGCCGCTCACCCTTGCCCCCTGCGGAACAGGTCGGCCAGGTCGGTGACGGCCGGCTGCCCCTGCTTCGGCGGCGCGGACTCTGCCGCCTTGCGGGCCCAGTTGCGCCATGTCGCCTGCCAGTCGGCCTTGCGGCCCTTCGCCCCAGGCTGGGAGGCCCAGTAGTCGCGGAACTTCGCCAGCTCGGTCTGGGCCCTTCCGTTGCGCAGTCCCTGCTGCTCGGCAAAGGCCATGCCGCCGGCTCCCGGCTCCCAGCCATCCGGCAAGCGAAGCCCCCGAGCCGTTTCGGCCGCGCCAGCGGCGGGGGCCCCCGAAGGGGGGGTGTCTTTGTATTTCTGGAGTCTGGAGTCTGGAGTCTGGCTAGGGTTACGGTTCGCAACCGAATCGGTTTTGTCGTCAGAAACCGAATCGGTTTTCTTTGGCCTTCCGCCTCGCTTTCCAAGTTCCTGATTCACGGACCGCTGGTGCGAGGCTTTGGCTATCTCTTCCTCGGCCCGTCGGTTCAGGAATGACACGCCGTCGGTGATGAAGAACTCGGCCAGCACAGCGTCGACGGCAGCCTTCTCGACGCCGCTGCGAGCTCGGCACACGCGGTAGGCCTCAGCGCTGCTGGGAATGGGCTTCTCGGTCGTGTAGTAGCGGTCGAGCAGCAGCGTGTATGCGCCGTGCTCAAGCATGGTCAGGTGCCCGGCGTCCTTGGCGTAGTCGCCGAGATGGCGCTTGTAGAAGTTCAAGGTGCAAAGCGCTCCGCGTTCTCAGATCCAGGACGACCATCCAGCCAGGACAAGTGCTCGTCCCACAGCAGGCACACGCGGCATGGCTTGCCGTCGCGCATGCAGGTGCAGGGGTCGAGTAGATCCACCTCAGCCGGCACCATCGGCGGCGGGAGCGTCGGCTCGCTCATGCGGCCCTTCCCTGCAGCAGCTGCCGCATCAGCTTGTTCTCCGCCTCGGCCTGCGCGGCCCGGGCTTCTGCCGCTTCTGCGCGGCGCTCGGCCTCGCTCTTGATCATGGTGAGCGTGCAGCCGACCTGATACGCGGTCCACTCTGGCAGGATCGTGTTGCCGACCAGCTCGCAGAACTTGGCAACCAGGTCGCCCTGCAGCGTTGCCCTGCCCTTCTTGATGTTCGAGAAGTAGCCGGCGTCGATGTCGATCGCAAGGTAAATCTCTTTGTCCTCAAGCCCGGACACGCTGCAGGCCAGCGTGAACGCGCCGGCATAGGTCTTCTGCGCGCGGATCGTTTCGATGGGCACCACGCTGCGCGCCGGCTCACGAACGAGGGGCAGCTCAACCTGGCTCATGCTTCTTGAACCGGGTTGAAGACCCAATTCGGCGACAGTGCTGGCCATGGACGACAACACCCCGAATCAGGAAAGCGCCGACGCCAGCCGGCGCAATTTGGACTGGGCCCGGCTTGCGCTGCTGCGCATGCTGGTGGTGCTGGCCGAGGGCATCAGGCTGAAGCGCCCGATCCCGCCGGAGCCGTGGGGAGACGGCGACACGCGGCCCGGTGTGCGGCGGGGCGACCAATGAGCGCTCAGGCCCCAGCGCCGTGCCGCAGGTCCCAAGACTTCAACCTTGTTCGCCATACCGTGCACAGGGCGAACGCACGCAGGGTTGCGAAGCGTGGCGGGGCAGTTCTCGCCCCCCGCGTCCATAGGCAGCGTCATCATTGCGGGGCTCCGCTCAGGATCACGCGCGGCCGCGCAGCCGGGCACTGCCGCCCATGCTTTGCAGCCACGCGATGCGGGCCTGAGCTTCGACGCCCCTTCGGGGGTGGTATTGGAAATGCCCGAGGCCGAAGCCCCGGGCGAAGGGCTCGCGGCGCTGGGGAAGCGCCCCCGGATAGGCCGGGGCCAGTGCGAACCTGGAGACAAGCTGTTCACGCTGCGGCCTTCTGGTCGGCGGGGTCGGCCTTCGACGGCGCGGGCGCGGAGAACTCTGCCGCCATGTCCTCAAGCGTCAACTTCTCATCGACTTGCGACAGCCTCACCATCAACGCAATGGAAGGCTTCCTGCCATTCCAGCGATTGGCGATCTGCCACAGATACCCGGCATCGCTGATGCCTGCCGCCTTTGCCAGCGCAAGCCGCTGCGGCTGCGTCATCTGCTCGTACCGTTCCTTGAGTCGCATGCCAATACGATAGCAGGCTGCTAAGGTGTTTGCAAGCACTGTCGAATCGAAACTTAGCAGCGGGTTTACCCGTCCCGTTTTTGAGGGGGTAGCGTGCGGCATGGCCACCAATCAGGAAACTAGGCGCGCTAACCTAGCCCTGCTCCTAGAAGAGTGCGCTCAGGAGCTAGGCGATACACGCGGAGCGGCGGCCGAACTGGCAAGGCGCACGGGGGTTGCAGCCCCCATGATTTCGCAGACGCTCAACCAGAAGCCGCATCAGGGAGGCGCAGCACGCAAGATCGGCGACAAGACAGCGCGCAGGCTTGAACGTGGAATGAACAAAGACCCTGGATGGCTCGATATAGATCGCGGACCGGCGCTCCTCAGCGTCTCGGATCACACCATGCTGGCGACGTACCGGAAGCTGACCATTGACCAGCAGGAGGTGCTGCTAACGATGGCGGCAGAGTTCGCCAGGCTCAATCACGGCGGCGGCAGCGATCCAGAGCCGCAGCACCCACCGCCGATCATCAGGCAATAAGCCCCCCAAGGGTGACAGCAGACCTGTCACGCCTCGCCCGGCCTGCATGGCCCAGCGCACCCATGGGGCAGCGATTCCGTCCGCGCGCCTGCTGGTCGTCACCCCTGTACAGGCACACATCCGCGGTCCCTCGCTGAAAGGCCGCACGGCGCGCACCGGGGAGAACGGCGGCCGGTCTTTGTCTGGTGCCCCGATGCAAGGGCATGCCCGCTTGCGCCGACCCCGCGCGCCAGTCTGCGGGAGAAACGACAAAGCCCTCAAGGCCATGCAGTTCCGTGTGTGACGCCACGGCCCCTTTCGGGCTGGACTGCATGAGCTTGAGGGCTCAACTGCATTTTCCGCGACGGCGTCACCCATCGACAATGGTGTGATTGTATCCAGTACGGGATTCCCCTGTGCAAAATTCTCGAAAAACTTAGCCGGCTGCTATTGCATAGAACTTAGCACGCTGCTACAGTTGCCCCCATCGACACACAACCGGCGCCGCCGGGAGAGGGGAAGCAGATGAGCATCGAACAAGCACTCGCCGCGAAGCTGATCGCAAAGATGCTGCGCGAAGGCTGGGGCAAGCAGGCCGCGATCGCCGCAGCCGCCAAGCATGTGCGCAGCCAGGGTTTCGGCGCCGAGCACTCCGATCGTGTAGCGCGCGAGATGTTCGATCTGGTCGCCTAACCACCCACAGCCCACACAGGAGCGCCACATGCACAACCTGACCCCCAGCGAAGCCCGCGACATCGCGGCGACCGAGTACATGCACCAGCCGTACGCGCTGGCCTGGGCGCTGAACAACGACATGGGCATCGACGACCCGGCGCTTCAGGTCGACGTGGACACGCTGTGCCGGCCCGAGCTGCTGGCCGATGAGGCGAGCAACGCGCAGCTGCTGGCGGTTGTGCTCAACAGCATGTGCAGCACGACGGTCTACGCCGCGGCGCGCGAGCTGTCGCAGCGGGTCGAGGCCGCGATGCAGCCGGCGATCAAGGCGCGGGCTGCGGAGCTGATGCGGGCGCAGGACCGGGCGCTGAAGCTGGCGGAAGAGGTGCTGTCGTGAGCGGGCAGCGCATCTACAAGTACCCGCTCTACGTCGGCGACTGGATCAGCCTGACCATGCCTGTAGGCGCTGAGCCGCTGTGCGTCCAGGTGCAGCACGGCATTCCTTGCCTGTGGGCGCGCGTCACTGTGGGCGCGCCGCCGACGACGCACCACTTCCGCATCGCCGGCACTGGCCACGACCTCGGCAGCAATGTGGGCCGGCACATCGGCAGCTTCCAACTGGCCGGCGGGGAGTTGGTGTTCCATGTCTTTGCCGAAGCAGGAGCCGCGTCATGAACTACGCCGAACACACCATGCGCGCGAGCTGCGTGACGCGCGACCGCAAGTCCATCAACCAAGGATGGGCCGGCTTCCACGCGCGGCGGCCTGCGCTGCCTGTGCGGCTGTGGCGGCGCTACTCGCGGGCGCTGGGCTGGCTCTGCACCCTCGGGCTGCTGGCTGCTATCGGGATTCTTCTGGCCTGGAGAGGCTGACCATGAACCTGAACGACACCCCAAGCGCCGGCAAGCTGACAGGCGCCGAACTCGCGCGCCAGCGCTGGGAGAAGCGCGTCGGCTTCGTGCCGGACGGCTGCGATGAACAGGGGCGCGTCGAGGCTGCGCATGCGGCCAGTGAGATCGGCACCGAAGAGGACCGCACCGACCCGCTGGCCGTGTTCGTCGGCATGCGCAACGGTCTGCTTCTGATGCTGGCTGTCGCGCTTGTGGTGTCCGGCATCGCCGCGCTGTTCGTGAGCCTGCCATGAGCCGCGGCCCGTCCACCGAGATGCTGATAGCGCTGGCGCCGGCCGTCGCCTGCATCGTCATTCCGCTGCTGCTGCACATGGTGCTGCGATGAACGCGCCCGACCGCATCACGCTGGGCCTGCACCCCGACATGCCTTCGGAGCAGTACCACCGCATCGCCGCGATGTCGGCCGGCGGCCTGAAGCGCATGCGCCAGAGCCCGGCGCACTTCTACGGCAAGCAGCTGGACCCGAACCGGCCGCAGGGCGACAACGAGCCGACGCCCGCGATGAAGGCTGGCACGCTGTTTCACGTGGCGCTGTTCGAGCCCGAGGCAATCGCCGAGCGCTACATCGTCAAGCCGGACGGCATGAGCTTCGCCAGCAAGGACGGCAAGGCGTGGCGCGACGCGCTGCCGGCCGGGATCGAAGTCACTGATGCCGACGCACTGGCCAAGGCGCGCGCCCAGGCCCGCAACGTTCGCGCAAGCCCCGACATCGCCGCACTGATGAGCGACGGCATGGCCGAGGCATCCGCATTTTGGATCGACGAGCAGACCGGCGAGCTGTGCAAGTGCCGGCCCGATTGGTGCAGCCCGACCGGCGACGGCGTGGTGCTGATCGACGGCAAGAGCTGCCAGGACGCATCGCCGGAAGGCTTCGCGCGCACCGCGTGGAACATGGGCTACCTGCACACCGCGGCTTGGTACATCGACGGCTACCAAGCCGCGACCGGCCAGCGCGTGCACGGCTACGTGTTCGCGGCCGTCGAGCACGAATGGCCGCACGTGGCCGCGCCGTACATGGTGCCCGACGACGTGCTCGACCTGGCGCGCGCCGACAACCGGCGGCTGCTGAACCTGTACGCCGAGTGCCGGCGCACCGGCAACTGGCCCGGCTACTCGGCCGGCATTTCCCTGATCACCCTGCCCGTTTGGGCGCAACGCGCTCTAGAAGGATCGTCATGAGTCATGTTGGCTACGTTCGAATCAGACGAGGTCGCGGTGTGCGTGTTCGTGCGCACGTGGAAATCGCAGAAAAGGCATT